TCGGCGTCAAGCGCCTTGGCCTGAGCGTCCACGTTGCCGATCAGGTCGGCGATCTGGGCGGCGGAAAGGTTGTCGAAGCGGTTCATGGTGGTCTCCAAGGGTTGGGCACTTGATTGTGCCGATGATTTTGTCTACACCGAATCGCATGACGGTGCAAACAAAAAAAGTAGACAAAAACAAAAAACCTCGCGGTCGGCCCCCAACGGGGCGCGGGCATCAGGTCAACGTCATGATCGGATCTGACGTGAAGGCAGCCCTGCAGTCATACATTGCCGACCGCGGCGGCAGCATCAAGGTAACGGAAGCCATCCGGCGGCTCTTGTTGGAGAGCTTGGGCGCGAAGGGTTACTTCCGGGAATGAATCGGGCGGGAGGGATCCCGCCCCTTTCATTCGCCCTCCTCGACCGCCTCGCCGTCGATCACCTCGCCGTCTTCGGAATCATCCTCGCCGTTCTCCATGATCTCCAGCGCGCGCTCCAAGGCGTCGAGCGCCTGCGCAGGCAAGTTGTTCACGTCGATGCGCTGCACGTCGATTTTGATGGCCCCGCCGTCATGGCCGACCAGCTTCGCCTCCTTGCTCTCGCGCCAATCCGCCGGGAACCGGGCGGCCATCGATCGGCTCCAGATGGCCGCATTGAAGCCGGGGGCCTGCATGCCGGTCTGCCCGGCATCCTCCCACCACAACTGGGCAAATTCGGTCGCAATTTCTAAGGCGTTATGAAATTCTGGATATAACGATGCCCATTCAAGCATAACCCGGCGGCTTGTTCCCAACGATGCTGCAAACCAAGCCCTTGATTTTCCTAGCTTTCCCCATTCAATGACCTGAGCGCAATATTCGGGCCGATATAACGTAGGTCGCCCTACTTTGGGCTTTTCGTCTTCGGCCTTCGCCGTGGGTTTCTTCGCCATGCATTTGCTCTCCGATTTCCGTCTACATTTAGCATGCCACGCCGCGGCCTTCCAGCGGCCCGTAGACGGCGATTGACAGGCATTGGGATACCGGCATAGCCTTTTCTGACGACCGGCCTCCTGCGCCGTCCCTACGGGGTTCTGTGCAGGGTTCAAAACGGCGAAGGGCAAAAACCAAGTGTTAGTGCAAGTGTGGCACCAGAACGCTAACGGAACCCTCCCCGGAAAAGCCTGCGAAATCAATCATCCAAGTCGAGTGTTAGTAAAAAGCGGGTAGGGGGAGGGGTGCGGCCCTCTTATATGGTTTACCCCCTCCCCCCCCTCTAACTTACTAACACTCGAATTACATCATTGAAATCATTACCTTTTTCAATGAGGGTTCTGTTAGTGTTCTCATACTAACATTTGCTAACACTCGACGGTTTTTCCTACGATAAAATAATAACGGCCACCCCGTGGGATGGCCGCCTGTTCTGCATGGTGTAGTTGCATGAATTCCGGTGCCCATGGCCGGTATGTTTTTCGGGCCGGACGAATCGCTCAGGCCGCGGGGCCGCCGATCACACGTTCCACCGCACGCTCGCGTTGGATCAGGCGTTCGCCCAGCGGCTTGTTCAGGCCGATCACGTTGCAGAACACCATGCCGCGGTCGCGGGCGACCATCTTTGCATGCTCCGTGGCGGCGGCCTTGTTGTCGGCCATAAAGACCAAATCATGGAACTCAAAGACGCGCCTGTCCGGGTTGAACTGGTCCCGGTTGTCCTTACGGAACATTGCCTTGTAGTAGATCATGACAGCTTCTCCATCCTGACGGCAACGAACCGGTTGCCCTTGTGGTCTATCCTGATTTTATAGGCCGTCTGGGCGCGGTAGATCTTGCTTTCGCCGCGGGAGCGAACCCAGCCTTCGGCCTCATAAATCTTGCTCATGAGGTCGGCCATGGTGCGGGCGATGATGATCATGCGTGGCCCTCCATCGCGTTGTAAACGTCGGTGCGGGCGCTATCCAATTGCTCAAGGATTGCAACCATGGTCTCGGCGTAGGTCATGCGGTCGGCTTGCGAGGCACCGTAGGGCGCATCGAGGTGCTGGTAATTGCGACCGTTCAGGACATCGCCCATGAGCAGCCTGCGGGCGTTGCCGACGGCCTCCATGGCGTCGGTGAAGCTGTCGATGACGGCCTGAAAGTCCGCGGCGGTGTTGCCGTTCAGATTGGGGCGTGCCTTGATCATCACACGCCCTCCCGGATGCCAATGGCGTTGAACTTGTCGGTGGCGGCGGCGGCCAAGGCGCTGTTGATGATGCCAAGGCTGGCGAGCAGTTCGATGCCAATCAGGTCGGTGTCGATCACGACGTTGTCGGCCATGAACATCTTCTGGGTGGCGGTGACGGCACCGGCCAGCGTGGCGGCTGCATATGCCCGGCGCGGAATGGTGGCGACCGGGGCGTTGACGAATTCGCCGCGGGCGTTGGTCCTGCGGATGCTGACGAGCCAGTTGCGGGCGGTGGAGCGGATGAGAATGTCGGTGGTCATGATGGTCTCCATGTGCAGGCTTGATTGCCTGAATCAGGTTGTCTCACATTCTTAGTTTTGTGTCTACAAAAAAATAGGGGCCGAAGCCCCTTTCTTAGGCGGCCCGCTTGCGCGGGGTGCCGGTTGCCGTGAGGGTGTCCTGATAGGCCAGCGCCGCGGCGGCCAGCTTGGCCTTGGTCTCCGCGTCCGGGACCAGCTTGACCTTGAAGCCCTCGGTCGCCGTGAAGCGGGTGCCTTGCCGGGAAATGAACACATGCACCATGGTGGGCCTCCATGTGCCATCCGGGAGCATGTGGGAACCCTGCTGCTCGACGCCGACGATCTGATCGACGGTGTACTTGCCGCCGCCCATCGTCTCAATGCGCTGGCCAACCTGCACGTCTGCCGGATCCATCTTCAGGCTCTCGACATAGAACAGCTTGGCGGCCTTGCCGCGCTTGGTATACTGTTTCTTTTCGCCGTGGCAGCCATAACAGCGCGAGCCGTCGATCTGATTGTAGCTGTACTGGCCAGAGCCGTGGCAACGGCTGCAAACCTTCATTTCAAAACCCAGCGGGGAGGTCAATTCGTAGGTCATGTCAGTCTCCATGGGGTTGAAATGTTCAGGCGTAAATGTACTCGTTGCTGTTTGCCTCGCGCGCCTCGCAGACGGCCACGCGAGCGTACTCGTCAGCCCAGCAGCGGGCGCAGTCAAAAATGTGCTTACGGGTGTTTCCGGCAGCAACCATTTTATTCGCTACACCGAGATCATTAGTGTCGAGGACAAGGCCGTTGCGGCCCGCGTTTTTCTGAAGCTGTTCGAGGGTGATCTTGTTCATGTCAGTCTCCACAAGGCGGGCTTGATTGCCCGTGCCCCTGTATGACAGAAACTAAGAATTGAGTCTACAAAAAAGTGAAGGCCCCGGAAAACTTATTCCGGTTCCTTCGGGATCTTGCCGTGGGCCACGATATGGGCGCGCCATTCCTGAAAAATGGGCGTCAGTTCAGGCTGGGCGCGAAGCGCGTTTGCAATCCTTGCGGCGCTTTCTTTACCGGCACGGTACGTGCCCGAATCGTCAGAGTGCTCATATGCCCAATCGTGCTGGTAGCACATGTTGTGGAACTGCTTCGGCGTGAGCGGTGCAGGTGCCGCGGCAGGGGCTGCGACGGGTGCCGGGGCCGGGTTGGCGCGGTTCTTCATCTCGCCCTTGATGGCCTTCCACTTGGCCTGCAGGGCGGCATGCTTGGGCCTGTAATCCTCGCGGCCAGCCTGCAGCATGGCCTTGGCATGCTTGCCGTCGTCTTCGGCGTTCATCAGAAGCATATGCAACTGGTAATCGTTGTACTTGCTCAGGTCGTCCGTCATGATCAATCCTCCGCGGGGATGTAAAGGGCATAGAGGCCGGTGGACAGTTCGAAATCGATCTCCATGTTGGCCTCATCATAGCCGCGGGCAATCCAGTTTTCCATGGCCGAAATGGCTTCGGCGTGGGTCTTGTGAATGCTGATTTTGAACTTGTTCATGATGGTTTCCATGCAGGCTTGATTGCCTGACAACCGTTATGGCAGAAACTAAGAATTGAGTCTACAAAAAAGTGAAGGGGCCGAAGCCCCTTTTTCAGAAATTATAATCGTAGAATTCGCGGGCCACGCCTTCAGAAAACCGGACGCCCTTGTGCGCCCACCCGCGCTTGGTCTGGCGAACCGTCATCTTGTGTTCCGGGTTGATGTTGGCGAACAACCATGTCTGCTCATGCTGGTTATCGCAGTGGCCGCAGAAACCGCCGGGGGTGATGCTGGGCTTCCAATCGGGATCCTTGGTCACGTTGACCTTGGCGAGCGTCACCGTCTTGGCGGTGCGGGAGACCTCCACCCACGGGTAGGACTGCGAGTAGCCCCATTCGGTGAAATAGTTGTGGCCTTCGGGGAGGTTCTTGATGTTGGTCTTGGTCATTGTCATTGCTCCTATCACAGACCGGTCACGGACACGCTGGGGCGGCCAAACAAGACGGCCCCGTCATGCAGCACCTGCGAGTTAGCCTTGCGGATGAGGCGAGAATCTTCATCCGAAGCCATGGTCATCGCCATGGAGTGCTTCTCAAGATAGACGATCAGAGCCTTTGCGTTCTTGATCGAAGGGTCGGCGGCGTACTTCTGGATCAGCTTGTTCATTTCGGTCTCCATGTGGGCGGGATTGCCTGAGACCGTTTATTGCAAATCTAAGAATTGGTGTCAAGCCCTCTTCTTAGTTTTTTTGTATGTAACCGCGGGGTGGCCGCCGCGCGTGGGCATTGATTTGCTCTGCTCAATGTCACCGGCCTCAATGGCCATCTTGAGCATGTCCTCAAGTTCCTTCGATTTTACGGCACCGCGCAGGCGCTGCAGAAGATCCCGGCGAGACAGGCCCTTGGCGCTGGTGTTCTCGACCATGCGGATGATCTTCGTGTAGGTTTTCTGGTGATCATTTTCTGCCATGTAATCCATGGCGCTGATGGCCATGTTGTTGGCGCTCCACAGGGCAACGTCCCGCGCCCATTCCATGTCCTCACGAATCACCTCCATCCGCCCGCAGCCCCACGCCACGATGGTGGCCATGCGGACGGCTATCTCCGCGGTGCGGGCGAAGAACGGCTCCATGTGCTTGTCGTCGGAGATCTCTTCGACCTTGGCCTCCAGCGCCTCGTAGACCGGCCTGCCGCCGTTCCAGACGGCGTCCTTCAGCAGCCGCGGCGCATCCAGCGGCAGATCCTTCTGGGCCTCTGACAGGCGCGTGGCCTCGCTGTACATGGTGGCAATCTTCAGGGCCAGTTCCTGCGGCACGCTGCCGTCATGCAAGGGTTCGCGCGCCGTTGGCTTGAGGTTGGTCGAGAAGACCAGAAACCGGTTCAGGAAGCCGTTTCTGATGTCGGCGTTCTGCAGGCTCTCGAAATATTCTTCCGCCGTGCTGACGCCGTACAGGGACAGGCAGGGGCGCTGGATCTCGACCGACGCGCGCCCGGCCCATTCCGGGGTCATGTAATCGCCAAAACTGATACCCCAGACCGACCGCAAGATTTTACTGATGCCCTGTTCGTGGGTGCTGGATTGCTTGCTGTTGAGCTTGCGCAGGAAGGCACCGAATTCGTCCATGGCGCAGACTGACAGGCTCTGGCGCTGCAGGTAGTTGATGATGGACGACATCGACATGAATTCCGAAGGCCCGACCAGATACCCGCAATTGCTCTCCTTCAGCAGCCTGCCAATGGCCTGCAGGGGGTGATCCTTGCCCGCCCCTGATGGTGCCAGCCCGACCACGTAGAGGTGACTGGCAGACCGCGTAGGGCCTCGCACGTTGGCCCCCATGAGGGTTCCCACGATGGTCAGGGCAGGCCCCAGCGCCAGCATCCTAGACGGCCTACGGGCACCGCCCACAATCCAATCCATGATCTCGCCCACAAGCCCCGGCGGGTTCAGGAGGGGTTCTGGGAATTCCCGAAGCTCAAGCTCGCGCTGCTCACCGGGCGGATCTGTCGGTTCACCGGATGCGTGCGAATTTTCCTTGATGATTTCAGCATCTTCCATGGTCGTATCGACCACTTCTTCGCTCTCCCCAGAACCCTCGACATTTTCCGGGGGGTTTTGGGATTGCGCCTCTGCCTCACCCTCGACGGTGACCGGCGGGACGTGGAATTTGGCCTCATGGATCATTTTGATGCGGGTGCCTAGCCACTTCACGGCATCGTCCAGATCGATGGCCAGCGCATGCATGACCAAATTGATGGCGGTGTACCTGTCGCCCGTGCCGAAGTCCCGTGCGCCCAGATTCGGGGCGATGGACAGGTTGGGGCTGCGGTCCCGGATTGCCCTGCCGGTGGTCGATTCCCGCCACCATGCAACCGCCTTGTAGCTGCCATTGGCCTCGCGCTTGAGCTTCGGCAGGTTCAGGTCTGGCACCCACATGTCGAGGTTCATGTAGGCAGTATTGTTCATGACCCGCCATAGCTTGTCGTCGCCCGGCTCGATCGGCTGGAAGACCGCCTCGATCGGCTTCAGGGGCTTCTTTGTGATGCTCTCGACCGTGTCCCGGAACCGCTCCAGATCATCCGCCGTCAGCAACGGCAGATCCTTGGCCGGGGTGTTCAGCAGGGTCTGGGCCGTCGTCCAGATGTAAGGCTTGCCAGTGTCGGGGTGGATCGATTCGGGGATCACCGTCTGCCGGGTATCGGTGAGAAGCTCCACAATGGGCGTGCGGAAGCCCGGCGTGCCCACCGGGGCAAGGTAGAAGGACGTGTGGCCGCGGCGGCCCTTCTTGCGCACGCCTGAGTACGGCAGGGACGCCTCAAGCTCCTGCAGGATGTCATAGTCGTCGGTATCGAAATCAACCGCCACGACAATGTACTGTGGCGTGGCGCGCGTGCCGGTGACGATGCCGATATTGGCATCTGGCCAGTGCGACCAGACCTTGACCATGAAATCTTTCGGCTGCTCATTCCGATATTTTTGCCAGCCGGTCATGCCGCGCCATTTGCCACCGCGCCATTCGGACGGGGCCTTGCTGTCTGGCGCGACGGGAATTGGATGATAGCCATTGGCCATCAATGTCGTGATCACTGCTGAGAGGGGGGATGTCATGCTATGCTACCACTAAAATGGAATGTCGCTGTCCAGCGCGGTCGTCTCTTTTCGCATCTTGTTTGAGTATGACAAAAAGATCTGGGCAATGACCTTCGATGCTTCACCGTTCTCAAATATTCTTTCGACCATTGGCTCGAACCGGTCGCCAGTGATCATGTCGAGATCTCTTACACCACTGTCCCAAAGCACGCCCATAATGGCGGCCACAAGATTTGAGATGTTGCCTTCTATGGCATGATCGAATGCCGCGGCCTCTGCCTGTTCAAGTTTTGTCGGCGTCATTAGGGCCACCTTCATTCCAAGTTTCCAACCACACAAATCGCACAGCCACTGGCGACCGGGAATTGTGCGCGGCTCAACCACGCAAACAACCCCGGCCTCCCGAAAGCATACACCGCATATTTCAGGATGTTCAGATCTGCTCTGAGTAAAGCGAAGTGTCATCTGACAACGCGCAAGATTTTCTTGATCGGAAACGTCGCTTTGACGTGACACATATCATGATGTTCTTGGCAATACTGAGAGTTTACGGCCTTCTTCTTGTTGCAGAAAAGATGAACGCCCTTCGGTGTGGATGTTACGGCATAGAGACATCCGGTCGCCCTGTCTATCGTAACAAAGCCAGACCGGGATACAGGTTTCGGCGGCGTCACCAATTTGAAGATGTTGGCCTTCTGCGCACTGTCGGCCAGCTTTATGCTGGGCAGGCGAAGCTTTTTGCCGGTGCTGTTTTTGGTGGACGATTTCAGATCACGGGCCACCGGCTTGTAATCATACCTGCGTGCAACGAATCCCCCCTTGGCCAGCCGGTTAAACTTGCCCAGCCAAGCGTTTTTCGTGATTGTGCAGTCAAATTGATGGCTCAACGCATGTGCGACTTCTGCCGCGCTTTTGCCATCCAGCCAAAGCCTTGTGCCCGCGTCTATCATTTCCTGAGACCAGTTGATAACCCGGCTCATTCGGAGTGCCCGCTGTTGCGCAGCGCGCTCAGTGAAAGGTCCGGGCGCAGGGCGCTCATGGGGATCCCGGTCATCTGGGAAACCGTGCGGACGTGCTTTCTGGGCACTCGCTGCCACTGGCTGATAGCGCCGGTCGAGAGCTTCAGAGTTTCAGTCATACGTGATTTGCGGCCACGCTCTGCTTTGAACCACTTGATAAGACGTTCCATTTTGGCTTCTCCATGTTTGCCATTTTGTCGGAACGCGAATCTTAGATCTCGCACCTAAGAAAAGTCAACGTCTAATCTACGAAAAAAGCAATTGACGGGTATCGACCGGCTGGCGTATGCCTATTCCGTCGCCCGGAAACGGAACGACTGCGCGGACACAAGCGCACATGAACGAGCAAACGAGGACAATGATGAACGAGAAATCCGTTATATCGGAAATTATGGACGCGCTTGAATCGGCGTCCGATTATTTCGACAGCCGGTCTGACGTTGTCGATGGATCCTACGGGATCCCAGAAGCCAACAAAGAAATGATTTTGCTGCAACAGTGCGAGGTCGCCATCAAGCGCCTTTCCGCTCTGCAGAAACATATCAATGCGGAAAAGGGAGTAGCGGCATAATGGCCCTCACACTTTCATCTCTGCAGAAGGTGCGGAATCAGATTGATCCCATCCTTCTGTTCTACAGCACGGCAGGCATGGGTAAGACCACGCTCGCGCTGGACGCTCCGGATCCTGTCTATCTGCAGATCACCCCAGAGCGACCGCCCATGGGCGTCGAGACAAATTCCTTCGGGGAGGTCACGTCATGGGCGCAGGTTTGCGAGGCCCTGACGGCGCTCTACGAAGAAGAACACGCATTCAAAACCGTGATCATCGACAGCCTCGACGCCCTTGAGCCGCTCATCTGGAAGGACGTTTGCGTCCAGAACCAGTGGGCCAATATTGAGGCCCCCGGCTACGGCAAGGGATACATGATTGCAGACGGCCACTGGCGGCAACTGATCGACATGTGCGATTACTTGCGCCGGGACCGCGGCATGACCGTCATCTGGTTGGCGCTGGCGATGGCGAACAACCATGAGGAACCCGGCACCCAGCCCTACAAGCGTTATGACCTGAAGCTCCACAAGCGGGCCGAAGGGTTTGTCACGCAGGCCGCTGACGGCGTTTTCTTCATTAATACCAAAGTCGTAGTGAAGGAATCGGAAGGCGGTTTTGGCAAGAAATCCGTCCACGCGGAGGGCGGCGGTGCCCGGTGGCTGTTCACGGACGGTCGCCCGGCATTTGTGGCCAAGAACCGTTTCAATATGCCGGAATCCATCATGATGCCGAAGGGCAAGGGATGGGCGGAAGTCTCCAAGTACATTCTCAACTCTCAGAAGGAAGCCTGACCATGGCGCGTTTGCTTGATCTCTATGATGCCAGTTTCAACCCGGATGATGTCGAGGCTTCACGGCAATCGGAACCCATCCCGGATGGCGATTATGTCATGCACGTCTCCAAGACGGAATTGAACGAAACCCGCGCCCGTAACGGTTACCGGCTCGACGTGGAATTCACCATCATTGAGGGCCAGCACGAAAACCGGAAGCTGTTTGCCTCCATGAACGTGCGCAATCCCAACCAGCAGGCTGAGACCATCGCTCTGGGCGAACTGAAGCGCCTGTCGGAGGCCTGCGGGGTGGACTTCAACGGCGTCATGGAAGACAGCGACATGCTGCTGTTCCAGCCGTTCCTTGGCCATGTCGCCTACATGCAGGACATGGTGAAGAATTCGCTGGGCCAGAAGGAACCGAAGGTCAACCCGGAGACCGGCATGGCCTACGCGCCGCGGAACCGGGTGACGCGCTTTAATAGCGTGGGCAGTGAGGCCCCGCCAGCGGCTCCGACAACCAAGCCTGCCGCACCCACCCAGAACCGCCCGCAGGCCGCCCAGCAGCCCGCTCCGCGTCCCGCGGCTGTCGCTGGCAAGGCGAACCCGTTTGGCCGCAAGTAACGTCAACAGCGAGGGCTTCGGCCCTCGCATTTTCTGGAGAGAGAAATGGACAAGTTCAACAACCTGTCAGATGAGGCCCTTGCCGACGAAATCGGTGAATTGAACGCCATAATCAAGGGTCATGAGGACCGGCTGGATGCCTTGAAAGATGCCTTCAAGGACCGGGCAAGGTCTATCGTCAAGGGCCAAAGCTGGATTGTCAGCGCCAGCACCAGCACGTCCAAGCGGCTCGACGTGAGAAAAGTCCGCGAGGTTCTGGGCGATGCCTTGGACGATAGTTATTTCAACATTTCCGAAACAACCCGCATCACTACCAAGCCCGTGAAGGAAATCGAATAGTGGCCAAGATCCCGGTAAAGAGCAGAACGCTGGTCGATGTCATCTACGATCATTACGTGACGACTGCCGACAAGAAGGAACGCTCTTATCTGGGCATGTCTACATTCGGCACCGAATGCGACAGGGCGCTCTGGTATGCCTTCCGGTGGGCCAGAGCGCCTGAATCGTTTGACGGTCGCATGCTGCGCCTGTTCCAGACCGGCCACCGCGAGGAAGCCCGCATGCTGGATGACCTTGAGGCGGTCGGCCTGAAGGTCTACAGGACGGATCCCTTGACCGGAGAGCAATGGGCGTTTCGGGATGAGAAGGGCCACCTGCGCGGCCATTCTGACGGCATGGCAAAGGGACTGATGCCGGGCTGCCAGCACGATGAACACCTTCTGGAATTCAAGACGCACAACGAAGTGAGTTTCAAGAAGCTAGTGTCGGACGGCGTCAAGAAAAGCAAATTTGGGCATTACTGCCAGATGCAGCTTTACATGCATTACTCGCGCATGCCCTGCGCGCTCTACATGGCGCACAATAAAAACACGGATGAACTCTACACGGAGCACGTCGCATATGATTCAGAATTTGCTGAAGCAACTGTTCGCCGCGGCCAGCGTATCATTGATTCTGCTGGTCCTCCTACACGTCTTCACGAAGACCCCAACGCCAAAGCTGCCTTCGCTTGTCGTTATTGCCCCGCACTCAGGGTCTGCCACGAACGCGCTTTCACAATGCGGAATTGCCGCACTTGCCTGCATTCCACTCCGGTGCAGAATGGATTTGATTGTGCGCGCCACAAGATCTCCCTCGACATTGAGACCCAGCGCGTCGGCTGCACCGACCATCTCTACATTCCGGCGTTGGTGCCGGGAAAACAAATCGATGCAGACCCTGTAGCCATGACGGTCACCTACGCAATGCCCGGCAACGTGATGTTCATTGATGGAGAGAAGAAGTGATCACCCTTCGCCCGTATCAGCGCGAAAGCATTGATGCCACATATCAGCACTGGGAAGCTGGGGGTGGCGATGCATTGATCGTCATCCCGACCGGCGGCGGCAAGAGCCTGATCATTGCCCAACTTTTGAAAGAATTGCGGGAAAGCTATCCGCTCATGCGGATTTGCATCGTGACGCACGTCAAGGAACTCATTGCGCAAAACTATGCAGAATTGATGAAGATCTGGCCTGACGCCCATGCAGGCATTCACTCTGCAGGCATTGGTCGGCGCGATACGCATCACCCTATTTTGTTCTGCGGCATTCAATCCGTCTGGAACAAGGCGCACAAGCTGGGCAAATTTGATTTAATTCTGGTCGATGAGGCCCATCTGATCAGCCGCAAGGCTGAAAGCATGTACGGCAAGTTTTTCAAATCGCTCCGCGACACTTACCCGGACATGCGGATCCTTGGCCTTACGGCCACACCCTACAGGCTCGACTCAGGTCGGCTCGACAAGGGCGAAGACAGGATGTTCGATGAGATCGTCTATGACGCAAATGTCTCTGACCTGATTGAACAGGGATACCTGTCACAGCTTATTTCCAAGGCCACCAAGGCTGAGATCAATGTATCCGGGGTTCACAAGCGGGGCGGCGAATTCATCGCCAGCGAGCTTGAGCAGGCCGCCATGGCCAATGATCTGGTGAAGCGTGCCGCGGAAGAGATTGTTGCGCGCGGGCACGACCGCAGGGCATGGCTTTGTTTTTGCTCTGGCGTCGATCACGCCATTGCGGTGCGCGATGCCCTGCGCGAGCTTGGCGTCAATGCCGAAGAGATCGACGGCGGAACGCCAAAGGAAGAACGCGACCGGCTGATCAGGAATTTCCGGGATGGCTATATCAAGTGCCTGACATCCGTCAACGTCTTGTCCATTGGGTTCAACGTGCCGCATGTGGATTTGATTGCCCTGCTTCGCCCGACAGAGAGCGCGGGTCTGTACATCCAGCAGGTGGGGCGCGGGTTCCGCAAGGCACCCGGAAAAGAGAACGCCTTGATTTTGGATTTTGCTGGCAACGTGCGCAAGCACGGGCCTGTCAACATGGTTGTCGGCAAGGGCAAGAACCCGTCCAGCGGAGAGCGCGATGAAAGCGCGCCTTGCAAAACGTGCCCAGAATGCGAAGGGTACGTTCCGATTGCCATGCAGGAATGCATGTACTGCGGCTATGAATGGCCGCCAAAAGAACAGGTGAAGCACGCGCCGAAGCCAGAAGACGTTGACATCCTGTCCAAGCGCAGCGATTCAGGATGGATGCAGGTTCTCAGCGCGGATTATGGCGTCCACAACAAAATTGGAAGGCCACCGACGCTGGTCGTCAAGTATGTTGTCTACAATGGCGGCGCGGTGGATGTCAGGCAGTGGTTGTGCTTCTCGCACCCTGTGGGATCTTTCCCGCACCAGAAGGCCTGCCAGTATTGGACGGCGGCTGGCGGAAGCAGACCGTTTCCGACCAGCGCGCGAGAAGCTTTTGAGCGGTCGCATGAATTGCAGACGCCGACATCTGCCTACATCACCAAAGAGGACAAATACTATGTCCCGAAACGCTTGTCGTATGATCGGATAAAGGAACGCGCATGAGACAGATCAGCTTCATTGTTCCCGGCATCCCCGTGGCGTGGGCGCGCGCAAGGACGCACGGCAAAATTCATTTCACGCCCGGCAAGCAGCGCATGGCCATGTCGGACATCAAGACCATTGCCTATCATTGCATGGGTGATCAGCCGCTGATGGATGGCCCGTTGTCTATGATGATTTTTGCCGTTTGGCCGTGGCCCAAATCATGGAGCGAAAAGAAAAAGAAAAAACAGGGCGCTCATTACAAGACTAGCAAGCCTGACGCGGACAACGTCGGCAAGATTGTATCTGATAGCTTGAACGGCATCGTGTTTGGCGATGACGCTCAAGTTGTGGATCTTAGGGTCATCAAACAATACGGTCTTACTGCCCAGACAAGAGTTGTGATTGATACAATGCAGGAAGACTAATATCATTTTTTCCTTACGTCTTGATAATGTAATTCAACATCATCGTGGGCTGGGTATTGTTATGTGCACCACCGCCGCCGGTGGCACTGGTGAGGCCCGTCGTCGCCGCAACAGTGGATCCTGCGAGGTTGTAATTGTAGTTGTTGCTGTAGTCGGCGGTGTCTCTGACATATGTCGTATTGGTGAGTGAGCCACTACCAGTTGCCGCAATGATTAAATGCTGGTGCGCTGGTATCTCAGTTGTAGCAAGCGTGTGCGTTTGCAAGCCGCCAGCCGCACCCAAGGTGGTCCCGACAATACCTGATCCACCGGAGGTAATGCGGTTGGCCGCAGTACCGCCCATATTGTCAACGCCAGCAACTGCTCGACCACGAAGGTCTGGGAGGTTGAATGTCGTCGAGCCGTCGCCCACGCCGTAAGTTGTTCCCACAATCGCGAATAGTGCGGCGTATGTTGACCTTGACACAGCGGCACCAGAACACAGAAGCCACCCGGTAGGCGATGTAGAGCCAGCGTATGCAATCACAGAGCCGCTAGGTGTAGTAATTCCTGCAGCGGTTTGGACAAACGCTGTGCTTGCGACCTGCGTTGTATTTGTACCGGCTGTTGCTGTTGGAGTTACTGGCGTTCCAGTTAAATTTGGAGAACTTATTGTCGGGGTATCCGACAAAACAACCTGATACGTTCCGGCGGTGGATCCCGTCGTGGCAAAAAGCTTTGCAGCCGTTATGGACCCATCAGGGATCAATGCTTGGTAAATTGAAATTCCAGTTGTCGAATTGCAGACAACGAAATTAGGACCGCCGCTAGGAATAACGACAGAAAGTGAAGTACCGGCAGGCGTTGTCATTGTAAGAGTAAACGCGCCGGTCGTATTGTTATAGACGGCCCACGTTCCACCAACGCTCGACGGCAACGCATAGGCAAGGTTCGCGGACAAAACGCCAGTGAAGATGATCGACATTGGCTGGTACTGAGACAGCACCATGGCCTGCGGGCTTACGACAACGCTGGTCACCGAAATCGACACAGATCCGCCCAGCGCCAGATCGATGGCACCGAAATCGTAGTTCACCGGTACGCTCCAGTTGGTGTACGGCGTCGAGATCCATGCCGGATCAACAATCTGGTTAGCGGGCAGGTTGCCCGTGCCGGTGTTATAGGTCTGCTGGATTAGGCTTTTATTTGTCGTTGCCATGGATCACCTCAAATATGTTCATTGGCGACGGCGAGCGCCTTTGTGATAGCCTCATCCGGCATCTGCAGCAATGCGCTGGTGGCATTGCCTTGGTTCTTCTTGGCCCTCTCAGCGGCCAGAATCAGCTTCTCAGCGGCAGAGCCGGGATCCCCTATCCTACCACCAGCCTTCCGGCCAATGCGCCCACCAGCGGCCTGCTGTACGCCTTCCAGCGGGGCGGCCTGTTCATTCTGGGCTTCGTTCAGCCGGTTCAAGACGGTTGTGGTTGGCGCGCGGAAGGCCGGTCCAATTTTGCTTCCCATGCGCTCTGCGGTGCCGGTCGCCTTTGCCAGCTTGCCCATAAGCTTGGGAGACGCACCGGCAAGGCCAGCCCATGCAGCCGGGTGTACAAACGTGCCAAGACCGCCATACAGAAGGATGTCTCCGACGCCCTGCGCCCATTTTGGCAGGTAGCTGGAAGCCGCGTCACCGGCCAGCATGTAGGGGATATTCTTGCCAGCGTCGGTCTTGACGATCTTTCCAAGAAGGGATTTGTTTTTGTCCTTCTTCAGGTCGGAAAGCATTTTCTTGAGCCGCGTCGATTGCGATGTCCGCTGCCCAAGGCCAAGCTCCTTCTGCAAATCCTGAAGCTCAGTGCGCCATGTCTGCCATTCGTCCATCATGTCGGCATATTTTGGATCAGCGTCAGCAATGGTCTTGCGTACAGACTGAGGAATTTTTGCAAGAAGACCTTCGCGTCCGGTCCCTCTCCACTCGCCGACAATATCGTTGAGGCCGCGCTTCAAATTGTCAAGACCGACAGCCGTCGTGTCCGTCCTGCTGACGATGCGCCGCTCCATTTCGTCCAGTGCCCTGACGACTTCAGGTGAATCTATTGAAGCATCAGGACCAAGCTGCGCCCTAGCGTCCCGTAGGGCCTGCATGATCTCGCCTGTGTTCAGGTTTTGAGTTGTAAGATTATTTCTTGTTGCAACATAATTAGAGTTGCTGGCATCACGCAATTGATCGACAGCATCCAAGCCTGCTTTGGAAATGGCGCTCATGTCGCCCTGCCCGGTAGAATATTGGTTGAATACTTTTCGAGCTTCCGCGCCCTCCGCGCCGGTAAGGCGACCGACGTTCTGCGCAATGTCCATTACGCCGCGGGGAACACCGGAAGTGCCAGCAGCAATGCCCTTGCCAATTGCAACGGTAGGCTTCACCACGATATTCTTGGCCGCTGCAATGGAAGCCTGAATTGGATCAAGCATGGATGCCGTTTTGGTGGCAACGCCTGCGGCCTTCTGACCAAGGCCGACGCCACGCACCGCTGCGCCGCCGACCGGCGCAAGAGCCGCCACGTCCATGCCAATGCTGAACGGGTCATTGACCAGTTCTTTTTTTAGCCCTGCAGTGTCGCCGCTAAACAATCCGCCGTACACGTCACTGTAGTGCTTGGCAATTGAATCAAGAACGCCTTCGGTCTGCGCTTTTTCTTCCGGTGCTTGCTCATATCCAGCAAAGCCCTTTGCCTTTGAATAAAGGCCGGATCCAAGATCAGACAGACCTGAAAGCGTTTGAGAAGGATTGGTGATGGCCTCTCCAACGGAACTGATCTGCTTCATGAAGCTTGCTGGGGCAGCCTGAAAGGCTTTGCTCGCAACGTCTCCCCAACCCATGTTCGCATAATCGGTATTGTCAGGCGGCTCCGCGGCTGCGGCGGGTGCCGGTGCTGCAGGCGAATTGGGGGTACGCGCAGGCGCTTCTGGTGCGGGCTGTTGGGGCGTGGAACCGTGAGATTCTTCAGCCAGAAAGCCCTGCGGCTGACTAAAGATCTCAGGGAATTTTTCCTCAATGCTTCCCCCTTCAGCGGGGGGGCGATTGCCGACCTTGCTCCAATCAATCTGGCCCATGTTTTATCCCTTCACAAAATAGCGAGCGAGAACCGGAGACGCCGTTTCGCCAAGGGCGTGATCGATAATGGCCTGAGCTTCTTCCATCGTAAGGCTCCCGGAGGTCAGTCTAGCCATGACGGCCTTGTTGGAAATAACCTTTTCCAAATTTGCGCGCTCTTGATTGTACAGATCAGACATCTCTCCGCGGAAGCCATTGTCTGCATTCATCAAGATTCCATTCGGAGCCTGCTTGGCGTATTCGGAGAAGTAATTTCCGCGATCAATTGCCATTTGGTTCGACTGTATCAAGCTGGCCATGATGGCACCCATTGCCTCTGGCGGCTGATCCAGATTTGGAGTTGTTTCAATGTAGCTCTGAAGAGCTTGAAACGCGGTCTGTTGCTCAGGCGTCAGGTTGCGCGCAGCGAGCGTTCCAAGCTTCGACAGGATGGCAGCCTGCTCATCAGCATTGCCAAAATAACCCGGTCCAAGGCCAGCACCGTTTGCCAAAGTGTTCGCGCCCTTGATGAGCCAAGCGCGATACGATCCAGCAGCACCGGGCTGAAGCGCGCCGGGGTTGTTAAGAGCCTCAGATGTTATCTTGGCCATTTCAGAAAGATTGGGCAATTCCGCCGAAGCAGCGGAAGACGCGGCTATCGCGTTACCAAATCTCGCCAACGATTCCGTTCTAGCACCCGCCGCCATCGCTGTGTCTGCTATAGCCTCATCAGAAGCCAATGCATTCTTTGACGGCTGAGTCCAGCGCACGCTGGTGGGTTCCGCGACAGGCGCGGGGGGCACCGGCATTCCGGGCTGCCCGTTTGCTGCCGTTTGCTGCGGCTGGCCTTCGGGAGCGCCTTCCCCACCATTGAACATCTGGTCGCCCATGGAGCGAACATAGTTGTTCACCAAATCGCCGCCAGCAATCGGTGCGATTGGGTTCTTCATCCAATCGTAGAACTTCTGCATGCGACCATTTGAAGTGAACACATAAGGCACGCCATTGACTTCTTTGATGGCCTCGCGGGCCGCGTTGATGGCAATGCGTCCAGTATTGGCCTGAGTAGATGCAATGTCGGCAAGCTGGGTCTGCCGCTTCATATAACTACCCGCACCGGCCCCGACGCCCTGCAGGATGGCAGAGCCAAGGTATCGGCTGGGAGATGAAGCCATGGCACCAATGCCGCTCAGGATCGGAAGAAGGATGTTCTGGTTCTGTTTCGCCCACTGGCCAGCGCCGCCGATGCCACGACCAATGCCGCCAATCACATCATCCGAAGCCTGACGGATCTGCGGAACACCAGATGTCTGCGCGCCACCAAGGCCGGGCACGATTTTGTTGTCGGCAGCAGGCGATGCCGTTGCGCTGCCCGAAGCCAGCAATGTGGTCGGCGTGTCTGCGCTGGACGGAGATCCGGTCAGGGCAAAATTCTTGGTATCAGCAACGCGCTTCAGCCAGCCATTTGTGTTCGGCGCATACTTGGGGTTTTCCCCAAGGCTTGCAA